ACTGGGGGTGTAGCGTCTAGAACTAAAAGAAGTAAAACTTATACAGGAGATAAAGGCGCAGGTAGTTGGGCAGGCACTGGAACTAAAGCTGGTGTAACAACTACTACGAGCAGTGATATTGATGTAACTGGACCTAGTGTAGAAAATGTACGAAGTCAAATTACAGAACTTCAAAAAGATAATCCAAAAGTTTCAATGAAGTCTTCAGCATTTAAAATGAAGCATTCTCCATTTAATCAAGGGTTTGGTTCACCATTAAATTGGAATGATAGATCTCCATTAAATAATTTAAAAAAAGATGGTGAATTAGTACCATCAACAAAGGGTGTATATATGAAAGAATCTTCTCCCTTAAACGATAAAGAAAGTTGTAAATCCCCAAAAGTTTGGCATAAAAATAAGTGTTGGACAGCGTCTGAGTGGGAGACTGAAGTAAGTAAGGAAACAACAGATGATGATCTTGAAGTAACTACTACAAAATCAAAGCAAAAATTACAAAGAGGAACTGAAGGAAAAGAAGAAACTGAAGATATAACAGCAAAAGAAGGATGTAGTAAATTTACTTATTCTAAATGTTGTAATTCAGGAACAAAAGGTGGTTTTAAAGATAGCTCTGCTGGGTGTAAAAAATGTCAAACCTGTAAAGCTGCTAAATCGGATAAAGAATTAGGAGAAACTAAAAAATCTGAATGTGCTCAAAAAGGAGAAGGATGGAAATGGGATGCAGGGAAAAATACTTGTGTAAAGAAAACTGCAGGTGATGATGAACGATTAGAAAGAGAAAAAGAAGATGTAAGTGTTACTGGTAAAGCTACTGTTATAACAAAGGTAACTGATTGTCCTGATGGCGGAAAAGAATATAAATTAGTAGATGGTAAATGTATTAAAAAAGCAGCAGGTGGTGTATCAGATACTGGGAAAGAAAGAGTAAAAAAAGAAAAGAAAGAAAAAGATTGTACACCTAAAGATTGTTCAGGAAATAGAACTTGGGATCAAGATAAATGTCGTTGTGTAAAAGGCCCTAAAATAGAAAAAGAAGAAAAAGTAAAAGATAAAAGTTGTAAGGGCAATAAAGTATGGAGTGAAGAAAAAGGAAGATGTATAAAGCCTAAAAAAGAAAAAGGTGATAAGAAACATGATGATTGTAAATGCGTAAAATGGGATTGTGAGTAAACCAAAAAAGAAGTTTAAAGACACGACGGTTGGTCAACTATTATTTGGGGCTGCTTCTGTTATTAATCCTACTTTAGGAAATATATTACAAGGTGTTACATCACCAAAAGAAGCTCTTGCAGAAATAACTAAATCTGGTGTAAGCCAAGATGACAAAATTAAACTGCAACAATTAATATATGATCAACAAAATAAAGAGCTAGAAGCTGTTACATCAAGATGGGAGGCAGACTCAATGTCCGATTCTTGGTTATCGAAAAATGTACGTCCACTAGTACTCGTATGGTGTATATGTATATTTTCATTAGCAGGAATTTTAGATAGTGTAGAAAACATACCTTTTCAAATTAATTCATTATGGAATGATACTTTTGAGAAGGTCATGATGGCTGTCGTTCTTGCCTATTTTGGCGGACGTACAACTGAAAAAGCAACGAGTATATATAAAAATTAATAATAATCAAATAAAATTTAAATTATGAGTGAAAAAGTGAATAAATTAGAAACAGAAGAATTCGACAAAATAATTGATTTTCAAAAGAAGATAAGAACTATGTTGCAAAATATGGGAGTTTTAGAATCTCAAAAGCATGCAATTTTACATGACTTAGCTGGTGTTAATGAAGATCAAGAAAAGCTAAAAAAAGAATTAGAAGAGAAGTACGGAGCCATTAATATTAATTTAGAAGATGGTTCATATGAGGCGATTAAAGATAATGTCGAGTAATATAAGAAAAATCAGTATAGGAGCAGATTATAAAAATGACGCAATGCATTATGCTGTAGGCCAACAAGTTTATGGGGGTCATGAAATTTCTCATATATTACATGAAGAGAAAGATAATTCTTATAATATTTTAATTAAAAAAAACAAAGAAATTGTACCTTGGAAAAAATTTAATTCTCATATGGCAATTTCTGTTGAATATGATTTAGAATATTAATGAAAGGTTTATTTAATTTTATTATATCTCCTATTGATGGAAGGTATAATAATGAAAAAAAAATAGGAGATTCTAAATTAATTGTAAATACAAATATAGAAGAATTTGTATATATAAATAGAATGGCTACAGTAATTTCTATACCTACAGCTATTGACACTAATATTAAAAAAGGTGACATAGTTGTTGTACATCATAATATATTTCGAAGATGGTATGATGTACGAGGTAATGAAAGAAATAGTAGAAATTATTTTACAGAAGATTTATATTTTTGTCCTTTAGAACAAATATATTTATATAAACAAAATAAAGAATGGATAACCAATCTTGACTATTGTTTTATAAAACCAGTTAGAGAAACTGATAAGTCTAAAGTAGAAATATTAAAACAACAAAAAGGCGTGTTAAAATATACTAATAGTATATTAACACAACTAGATGTCCATAAAGAAGATGTGGTAGGATTTAATCCTATGAGAGAATGGGAATTTATAATTGATGGACAATTATTATATTGTATGAAATCTAAAGATATTGTTATTAAATATGACGACTATAAAGGAAACGAAACTGAATATAATCCAAGCTGGGCACAAAGCAGTTGAAGAATTAATCAAAGTTGCTAAAGAACCAATTGTAGATTCAGACGATGATATTTCCGCAGATAGATTAAAAAATGCTGCAGCTACTAAAAAATTAGCTATATTTGATGCTTTTGAAATTCTTAATAGAATTAATGAAGAAAAAGATATGTTAGAAAATAAACCTAAAAAAGTTAAGAAAGAAAAAACTTTTAAAGGTTTTGCAGAAGGGAGGTCTAAATAATGTATAAGCAAACTTTATATAAAGTCCTAACTAACTATATTAAACCTAAAGTTATAAAAAGATTAAATCGTTATAAAAAATGGGAATATGGATATAATGATGATCATGATGTTATAGTTATTAGTAAGACTGGGCAGATTGGAGAAATTTATGAAATACAAAATCTTAAAATTGCTTTACCCAAAGTACCTAAAACTGTTGTTAAATTTGAAAATAATTCATGGCAAAAGCATGAATATACTAAAGAATTACAAAGAATAAAAACAGTATTTGATTGGAAAGATTATCCAGAAGAGTTTAAAGAAAAATGGCATAATTATATAGATGAAGAATTTAAAAGGAGAGACGAAGGATTTTGGTTTAAAAATAAAAATATTAATACTTATCTTACTGGGACTCACTACATGTACTTGCAGTGGAGTAAGATTGATGTTGGGGCACCAGATTTTAGAGAAGCCAATAGATTATTCTTCATATTCTGGGAAGCTTGTAAAGCCGACAATAGATGTTATGGAATTTGTTACCTTAAAAACCGTAGATCAGGATTCTCTTTTATGGCCTCAGGAGAGATTGTAAATTTAGCTACTTTAGCAAGTGATTCAAGATACGGAATATTATCTAAAACTGGACCCGATGCTAAAAAAATGTTTACTGATAAAGTTGTACCAATATCAGTTAATTATCCATTCTTTTTTAAACCGATTCAAGATGGTATGGATCGACCTAAAACAGAATTAGCATATAGAGTTCCAGCTTCTAAATTTACTAGAAGGAAGATAGAATTAGGTACCAAAGAAGAAGAATTAGAAGGGCTTGACACAACTATTGACTGGAAAAATACTGGAGATAATAGTTATGATGGAGAAAAATTACAGTTATTAGTACATGACGAATCTGGAAAATGGGAAAGACCAACTAATATTTTAAATAATTGGCGCGTAACAAAAACCACTTTAAGATTAGGGAGTAGAATTATTGGTAAATGTATGATGGGATCTACTTCAAATGCTTTAGATAAAGGAGGTGATAACTTTAAAAAATTATATAATGATTCAGATGTTACAAAAAGAAACGCCAATGGACAGACTCGCTCAGGACTCTATTCTCTGTTCATACCTATGGAATGGAACTACGAAGGATACATCGATTCTTATGGCTTACCTGTATTCCAAACCCCCAAAGCCCCGAGTTTTGGACCCCATGGAGGAAGAATTAAAATTGGTGTTATCAACTATTGGGAAAATGAAGTAGATGGATTAAAAGATGATGCCGATGGATTAAATGAATTTTAT